TGAGCGAGACCCGCGCTCCCATTCCGGTGAACGCGACCGGCGACTACGCCATCACGCTTCAGGGGCACGCCGCGCAGAAGCCGTCCGAGCAAGACGTCCTCGCCTACGTCGCGCAGCGCTACCCCGGCGCGCGCGTGCTCGATGCGGATACTTCGTACCCAGGGAACAAGATCTCGGTCGTCATCCATCTCGCTGGCGGCTTTCAGCCGACGGCGCAGAACATGATCCCGATCCACTCTCCGGAGACGCCCATCGAGGACCGTCCCGAAGGAGCCGGCCTCTACAAGGAGTTCGTCGACGACAAGTTTCAGGCGCAGCAGGCGGAGGCTCTCGAGCGGAACGGCCGCGTCCTCATCGCCATCGCGTCCGAGAACCCGAAGATCGACCTGTTCGAGACCGCCATCGAGACTGACGCGAACTCGGTGACGTCGCACTTTGCGATCTACCAGGGCGGCGTTCCGGCCTTCCTGCGCGAGGCGAACGGGGGCGTCGAGATCACGCAGGTCCTGTCGCCCGGCGCCGCGCCGGCGGTCGGCTACATCGTGGCGTCGTTCGACGGAACCGTGCGCGCTGCGCTTCACGGTCCGAAGGGCGAAGTTGCTATCCACAAGGTGCGGCGGCTCCTCCGGGCGCGTGACGACATGTTCTCGCCTGAATCGCTCCCGCACGAGGACGAGCCAGGCGCCTACGAGCACGGTTCTTGGGTCACCAAGGCCGACGCGATGCCGGCCACCGGCGACGTTGCGGCCGAAGGCGCTCCGCCCGCTCCAACCAAGGGGCAGTGGGACCGCGAGATGGCGCGCTACCGCGATATGGAACAGGCGCGCCTCTTCGAAGAGGAGCGGAACCGGCAACGGCGCTTGATGCAGCCGCCGCGCGGTCCGATGCCGGCGCCTCCGGCCGGTACCGCACCCTGGCTCGAAACCAAGCCTCTCCACGAACAGGTCGGCGAGCACCTCGGTGGTCCCGGCCTCGCGGTCGCCGAGCGCGCCGCCGCCGACAAGGCTACCGAGGAGTACTGGCAGGGCTACTTCGACGAGTCGCCGACCACCGAAGGCTATGGCGAAGCGCTCACGCGTGACGTCGAACGGAAGAAGCAGACCAAGGCGATGGTGGTCGAGGCCTGGAAAGCAGCCGGCCGCCGGATCACCGCCGCAGAGCTCCTCCAAGCGATGCGGATCCTCACCGGCGAATCGAAGCAGGCGCAGGTGAGCGACGACCTCGCCGGCGCGCTCTCATACGCGCGGACGAGCGACCCGAGCGCGGCCGCTCAGGTCGACAAGCTGGTCGCCGATTTCCTCGCGCGGAATCCAGAGGAGCTCGACCGCCTCGGCGTCTATGACCAGGCGCTGAACGGTGCGGTCCGCTACTGGGAGGCGATGCAGCCAAAGCGCCTCGAGCGCCTACGCCAGCGCTACGCTCCGGGCGAGACGCCGGTCGAGACTGCAGGCGGGCCGGGACTCGGAACGCGCCTCCTCGAGCGGATGGACCCAAGCCGGCGCCTTCAGCGCGAGGTCGAGACCGGCGCACACGGTCCAATGCCGACCGAACCCGAGCTCGAGCTCGCACGCGAACAGCCGTTCCAGCAGCCTGTCGGGCCGCCAGGTGCTCCGCGTCCAGCTCCGGCCGCTCCGGCCGAGCCGAGTCCGTTCCGGCCGAAGCCTCCCGGAGGCGGCGGCGAGCCGCTCGACCTCGGAGAGTTTGGCTTCGAGCCCGGGAAGCCGGCCGCACCGCCGGAGGCCGGTACACCCGCGCGTGAGCGTCGGCGGAAGCCGCGCGAGCCCTACGCTCCAGAGCCGGGAATGCAGGTCTTCGATGACCGCGGACAGCCAGTCTCAGGCGCGCCCGAGGGCGTCGTCCTGACCAAGTTCCCGTCGGGCGCCGTACGCTACAAGGGCCACGACGGCCAGCGCTACACCGCCTATCCGCCCGGCGCCGAAACGCCGGCCGGTCGGGCCGGTCCGCCGCCAGCTGCGCCGCCGGCGAAGCCGAAGTCGCTCCTCGAGCGGCTCCGAGGGGCTGGGCTCGAACGGGAGGCGTACAAACCGCTCTCCGAGCAGTACGACGCCGACAACCCGACGCCGGGCTCCTATCACGACCAGTCGGCGACCGATAACTACGCCGGCCGGAACCCGCCCGCGAGCGCGGCTCTCGGCTTCAAGCTCGAAAACCTACGCCGGAGCGGCGACTACGTCGTCGGCGACGTTGTTTGGGATGCCGAGCGTACGAAGGCGATGAGCTCGAAGAACGTCGAGCACAACATCATCTCGTACGTGAAGGGCCGCTCGACGATGAAGGACCCCTTCGACATGGGAAACATCGGGCGCGTCCGTGTTCGGAAGCTCGACGTCCACGCCGGCGTCGCGGAGGTCATCTTCCGTTCAAGCGAGGGCCGAGTCTTCCCGCCCGAGCAGATCATCGTCGACGAGGGAGTTGTACATCATGACCCACTCTCCTAAGACCGTCCGCATTCACAACGTCGACCCAGGCGGGAGCCAGATCTCGCTCCACCTGGCAGTCTCCGCGCCGAAGACGGCGCCGCGCCTTCGCCGCGGCGTATCGCTCCTCCCGGTCGTCATCCCGGCCGGGCGGTACTACGACGTGTGCAAAGAGCTCGGCGTCGACCTCGCGGAAGCGAAGGGCATCATCGAGGCGTCGCACGAGGTCTCGCACCACAAGCGCGCCAACCGCGTCCTCATCCGCGAGTTCCCGCCAGGCGACGCCGAGAAGGCCGCCGACGAACGGCGCGCTGCGGAATTCGCCGATGCGAAGGCAAAGACTGCCGCGCTGAATCCGCCCGACCCGCCAGGCGCGATCCCAGCCGGCATCGACCCCGTTGCGGTCGGTCTGCCACCGGACACGCCCAAGCGGACGTTCTCGCCGCTCGACGCGCCTGTGAAGGCGGCGACGATGTCGCGCGCCGAAGAGCCGGCCGAGCCGGAGCCTGTCGAAGCGCCCAAGGCAGCCGAGGCTGCTCCTGCGCGTTCGAAGGAACCGTCGATGGACTGGTCGCTCGATGACCTCCAGGCCTTCGCCGCCGAACGCAACATCGACGTGAGTGGCGCGCCGTCGAAGACGGCCGTCCTCAAGAAGATCCGAAAGGGGATGAGCACCTGAACGCGCCGATCCAGATCCCGGAGAAGTTCACCTTCCCCGAGCTCACGCACCCAAACAGCCAGTGCAAGCTGTGCCAGCTCGCGCGCGTGAACCCGAAGCTCCTCTGGGTCATCGACCAGCTCCACAAACAGGGGCTGTCCGGGCGTCCGCTTCAAGCGAAGCTCGCCCCGCTCTTCAAGGAAGCTCGTGAGGATGAGCCGACGCGGCAGGCTGTCGTTCGGCACTACAGCGCGCACTGCGCGGCGGGACGCGCCGAGAAGGAGCGAAAGCAGGAAGAAGCGCTCGCCAAAGCCGGCGACGACTACGAGAGCGACTACATCGAGCTCCGCGGCTTGTACGCCGACTTCCGGAAGATCTTCACTCAGGTCAAGCATGAGTTTGCCGACCGCGAGGAGAACGACGAGAAGACCTCAGCTTACTCGCTGGTCATGCTCCTCAAGCTCGCTTCCGAGCTTCGGAACATGCTCAAGACCCTGGCCGACATGCGGAACAGCGAGAAGCTGTTCTCGGTCGTGTTGGTCCGCCACACCGAACAGTTTGTCGCCTTCCTTTCTGAGCCCCTCGGTTATACGCTTCGCGACATTCGCGACCGTCTTGCTCGAGGGGAGGACCCCACCGTCGTCGCCGAGCGAGTCGACAAGTTACTCGGCGGCGAACTCTTCCCCTTGTTCGAAAACGCTGCGAAGCAGGCCATCGAACGGTCTCGCAACCAGTACAAGCTGAACTAGGAGGAAGAGATGACTAACGTCCTGCCGATCCAGAATCCGAACCAAAAGGTCATCCAGGTCGACGAGGGTGACGCGAAGGTCGCCGGGGAGAAGGCCCGCGAGGTCGGGTCGTGGCAGCAACTCCTCGGTGAGGAAGAAGAGCGACATCACCGGACGAGGACCGAGATCCTCATGAAGCTCGGAGAAGCGCGTCGGGAGTATCAGACGCTCATGACCGGGCTCAGCAAGAAGTACATCACCGAAAAGGGTGGACGTTACTTCTATAACCCTGAACTCGGCGCCTTCATCGGCGCGCAATCCAAGCAAGAGGAGCCAACGTGAGCAACGCAAGCATCCTGATCAAGAACATCACCCCGAACCCGCTCTCCATCGATGTCGTGTTCCAGCCGAACCGGCCGATCCGTGCGCTGCTCGGACCGCAAGGGACGTTCAAGTCGAACGGGCTTCCGGCCGACCAGATCGACGTCGGCGCTATCGTATCGCTGAGCCAGCTCCAGACCAACCCGCAGGTCCAGCAGCTCCTGAACTGGGTCGACCCGACGTCGAAGCTCTTGTCGCCGAAGATCACCATCCAGGTCGTTCGCGGCACGGCCGACATTCCAGGCGCCGACGTCGGAGCGGTCATCGATGCGACCGGCATGGATTCGTCCTCGCCGCGGCTGTTCGTCCACATCCCGGCCGGCGGAGCCGGCGCTCGCGACGTCCCGCTCTACCTTGCGAACTTCCCGTTCGCGGCGGACCTGACCGACGCCCAGATCATGGTGAAGACCGCCGCTGCAGGTACCGTCGCGCTGTTCGACCAGGCTGCAGGAGCCGGCAACCAGCTGACCACGGCGATGTCGACAGCGGCTGCTGCGCGCGTACGCGATGCCGGTACCGGTCAGACCGCCGGCAACGGTGTTGTGCCGGCGCTCGCGAAGAACAGCTCGCTCTACGCGCACCTCACCGCAGGCACGGCCGAGCTCTGGATGATCATCGAGTTCGCCCGCGTCAGCTAGGACGGACGGTAGTGGATGCTGCCGCGCGTGCTGGTGAACCTCGGCGGGCGGACGCGCCTCGTCTGTGAAGTGGCGCGTACCGCCGCCGAGCAGGCGCGCGGCCTCCAGGAGCATGCCCCTCTCTACGACGGAGAGGGCATGCTCTTTCCGTTCTCACCTGCGCGTGCGGCCACGTTCCACATGGGGCAAGTCGACTTCCCCATCGACCTCCTGTTCGCAGGCGCCGACGGCGTTATCAGAAAGATCGTCCACGCGGCGCTGCCGGGTGGCCAAGCGCGATGGTCGCACGCTGCGACAGCGGCCGTCATCGAAGTCCCGGGCGGCTTCTGCGTCCGAAACAGCGTCGACATCGGGCAGCACGTGAGCGTCGCGGGTCGGCGCCTCTCGGCGCAGACCTACAACCTGCTCCGGAATATTACCGAAGCGGACGCGCCGCTCATCGACAGTTACTACTCGAAGGAGCCGATGCCGGGAACCGAAGTCCCGCACGAGGACATCCCGCCAGAAGAGCGCTTCCGCGAGCACCGGCTCCCGGACGAAGCCTTTCCGGAGGCGATGGACCAGCCTTCGGACGGCTACGCCGAGCAGTTCGGCTACCAACCAAGCGAAGGCCTCGAGGACATCGTCGGCCCGAACGTCCGCATGATGGCGCGCGCGACGGAGCGACGGAGTCGCGTAGTGCGTGCGCAAGTACGGGACATGGGGCGCTACGTCGCTGGCATCGTCGAGGCGATGGCTCGCGCGCAAGCGACCGGCAGCTGGGCGCTCGAGTGGCAGCCCGACCTCCTGAACGCAGGTGCTACCGAGAGCGCAGTCGTCACACAGGCCGACGTCAGCAGGTGGCTTCAGACGCTCGGTCTCGACGCCGAGACGCGACAGGCTGCCGTGCGCGAGGTCGGGTCGGTCGACGGGCTCCAATCGCTCGCCGACGGCCTCGTTCTGGCCGGGCTCGCCGACGTCGGTCGCGTGATGGGCCACTCGATCATTCTGTTCCGAGGTCGCGGCGTCGCGGCCGCGTGGAGGTAGTCATGGACTTCATGAGCTGGGTCAACGCGATCAACCAGAGCCCCGCGCGCATCGCGCAGCGGCAGGCGCATCGCGCACAGCGACTCGCTGCGTTCTCGCGCATCGGCGAGGCGCTCGCCGGGTCCCGGGCAGCTCAGCTGTCGTGGGCGCTCGAGCCGCACGACCCGCAAGAGGAAGGTGGCTTTCCGGTCGGCCTCCAGCATCCTGGCCAGGCGGCCATCCTCGCCGTGCGGAATGCCATCGCCGAGTACTCCATCCCAGTCGAAGTGAGGACACGCTTCATCGGGATGCAGCGCTACTCGGGCCGCGGCCCGCACCAGATGGATGATGGCGAGGTCGTGGTCGAGATGTCCTTCCGTACGCTCTCAGGTGTCGACCGCTTCCTCTACGTGCCGGTTCGGGTCATCAACGGCCACGTCCTCGAGCCGGCGTTCCTCATCGACCGCGGCGTTCAGCGGGTCATGTGCCAGTCGACCTTCGACGACCTGATCAAGATGGGTACCTTCAACGCCGAGATCCCACAGCGCGAGACGATGTACTCGCCCCCGCCCGACCAACGGCAAGCGCCGAAGACCGTTCCCATCGTTCGGCCGGGCATGTTCGGCCTGTCGCCCATCAACAAGCAGATCAAGGGGCAGCTCATCCGCTCGGCAATTCAGAACAACTATGTCGAGCCGCTGCGTCCGCTCGTTCAGGCGATGCGCGATGAAGCACCCGACCACCTCGACCGCGCGGAGATGCCGCCAGAGAAGATCCAGGCCGGCGACAACGTGAAGCTCAAGAAGGGGGTCGACATCCCTGGGCGCGACGGCTTCCGCTGGCACCTCACAAAGGGTACGAAGGGCCAAGTCCAGCGCGACATGGAGGGCGACGGTCGGTACTACTACGTGTACTTCCCAGAGGTGAGCTTCACCGCTCGCGTGAGAGGAGACCTGATCTCGAAAGCATGACGGCTGCCGGACTCGAGCTGAATCTTGGCCCTATCCTCGAGGCCAACTTCGCGAACCGTGATGCCGGAAAGGCCCCCGTCCGCCTGAATGAAGCTGCGCAGCGCATCATGAAAATGGCGCCGAACGCCATCGAGTGGTGCGTGAGTTACGAGTACGTGAACGCGCCGGACCTCTACCAGTTTCAGCGAAGCTACGAGATCATCCGGAATTACTTCGAGCTCCGTTGTCCGGTGTGTAACCCAGGCGGCATCGAACCTGGACAACCCGGCGACTGCTGGGGCCGGAGCCGAACATACCTCGAGTCCGAAGTCCTGCTGGTCTGGGACCAGGACAACCTCGAAGACACCTGCCCGAAGTGCGGCATTACACGCTCCGAGCTGATCGAAGACGGCTTCTTCGAAGGAAACAACCAACTCCACGTCGCCGCCGGAAAGCGCAGCGGCAAGTCGATCACGGCGGCGCTCATCGCGACCTACTTCGAGCACGTCTGGCTCGTCCTCGGACACACGTACCCGGGCGGCATCCACGGCTACTTCGGGATCACACCGGCCGAGCAGTTCGAGATGACGTTCCTCGCCTCGACCGAAGTCGCGGGTCAAGACACCGTCTGGGCGAAGTATACTGGCTACCGGCGGAACGCGCCCTGGTTCCACCAGTACGTCTCGTGGGTCGGCGACGAAGAGAAGAACCAGCTCCCGCCGGCGCGGAAGATGAAGCCCTGGCGCTACTCCGAGGAGTCGAAGCGCATCACCAACGAGCACCCGAACATCCGGCTCGTCATCGCGAACCTGACGTCGAACAGCTCGGGTCAGGTCGGTCGTACGCGTGTCCACGGCATCGTCGATGAGCTCGACTACCTGATGGAGGGCGAGAGCCGCATCTCGGCGACGGAGGTCTACCGAACCATCGAAGGTCAGCTCCACACCATCCGTTCGAGCGCGAAGCTGAACGGGTGCATGCCGTGGTTCGGCTCGATGATCTCGCTCTCCTCGCCGCGCTCGCGGACCGGCAAGACGCTCGAGCTCTACCGGCAGTCGGACGAGATCCCTGGGATGTACGCGCGCCACTATGCGACGTGGGACTTCAACCCGCGCGAGCCGCGCGAGAACTTCGAGCTCGACTTCAAGAAGGACCCCATCGGCGCCGCGCGCGACTTCGGTGCGGACCCGCCCGGAGCCGAGTTCCCACTCGTCCACGACGAGGCACGCTGGACGGCGATCACCATCGACAAGGCGCTTCGGCCACGGGCGCGCTTCGAGTACTTCTACCGGAACGACCCGCTTGGACAGCGCTACATCGGCGTCCGGCTCAAGAACGCCGACCGCATGTTCGACCGGCGCGTTGGCCGCCAAGTCGTCTTCGACGCCGGCAAGAACTTCGACTGCTTCACCGGCATCTGCGGACACGGAGAGTGGCGGCTCACCGAAGAGCGTGAAGAGCGCCTCGCTACGGTCATCGACTGGGTCTTCCGCATCGTGCCCGAGCAGGGACTTGAGGTGTGGTTCGACTCGGTCTTCGACTTGATGGTCGAGCTCAAGAAGTTCCAGTTCACCTCGTTCGCGTGGTTTGACCATTGGAACTCGGTGCAGCTCATCCAGAAGATCCGCGACCTCGGTATCCCAGCCGAGCAGGAGGCGCTCTCGAACCAGGACTTCCTCGACTGGAACGTGAACTGCTTCGAAGGGCGGATGAAGATGCTTCCGCCCGCAGCGGAGGACGTGAAGACCGATGCCGATGGCAGCTGGCGCGTCCCGTTCGAGTGGACGAAGGCGCAGAACCTCCTCCAGCCCGAGTCGGCGATCATCTCCGAGCTCGTCGAGCTCCAGTGCGACCCGGACACGAAGAAGGTCCACAACCCGCACAAGGGTGAGGTACGTGGTCAGCACTCGGACGACCTCGCGCGGATCGTTGTCCATCTCCACCGGAACATTCAGCGCGCCGGCTACACCGACAAGTTCGACGACCGTTCCGTACGCTCGGCGCGTCGTCGCGCCGAGCACGGTGGCTCGACCTGGGGGAACGGCCGCGGGCAGCTCGTGCGCGTGAGCGGCGGCAGCCCACGAAATTGGTCGAAAGGACGTGGCTGGTGAGAGGCGCTTGGCGAAATGACCGGTTCTTCGCACGGCTCGCAGCGCATCAGCGGCGCGCCTACGGGAGCGGTGGCGGCGGCACGAAGGACATCGTCAACACCGACAGCCATGACCAGGTGATGCCGGACGACCCGGTCGATTCTGGCCGGATGCCGGTCTCGCAGCCGGTACTCTTCCCGTCGAACGCCGACTACGACACGCCCGACAACCTCGAGTTCGACTTGAACCAAAAGATGCCGTACCACGAAGGCGGCGTGGACGAGCACGTCGAAGGCGAGAAGGGCCGCGACCTGAAGGACCTGACCGAGTCGCAGAACCGGCAGCACGTCCCGTACGGCCAGGCTACGCTCTGGGACCAGAGTTACTCTTCCCAGAATCAGTTCGATGATGGCGGCGGCACCGAGCTCCATATGGGCGCCGTGAACGAGCCGACCGGAGGGCGCGACATCGTCGTCACCATCCCGAAGCTCCGGCTGCGCGAGGTCGAGGCCGAAGAGCAAGCAAACAAGCAGGGGCTTGGTTACTACTGGGAAATGGGACGCCTCCCGCGCGAGCAGCCGCGTCGCATCTACTTCGTCTGGGACGACGCCGTGCGTGCCTATCACGACGTCACCGGGATGGACCACTCGAGCGGCCGCATCCTAATGCGCCCCGAGATCCATCACGTCACGCCGATCCCGATGAGCGGCTTTCGCGGCTTCCGGTACTATGCAGCGCGCTCAATGGAGCTCCAAAGGAGCGAAGTGAGCGCGCAACGGAAACCGTGGGTGGCAGTCGACCTCGACGGCACCATCCTCGCCGACGTACCAAAGCCGTACCCTCCGACCGGGCCGTCGGGCCAGCTTCCGCTCGGACCGCCGCTCCCCGGCGCGCGGGATGCGCTGTCGGAGCTCGCTCGGCTCGGTTGGCGCATCTCGGTGTTCTCGGCGCGCTTTGGCGACGACAAGCTCAATGACGCGACGGTCGCGCAGTGGGCGAACGAGATCGCGCAGCATCTGACCTCGCAGCAGATTCCGTTCTCGGACATCTGGGTCGGGCGGAAGCCGCGCGCGGACTATTTCGTCGACAACAAGGCCATCCGCTTCGACGGCGACTGGCCCTCGGTGCTCGAGCAGCTCACGCTCGTCGACGCGCCGCCGCGCGGGCCCTCGACCGAGGAGGCGTCGCTCGGCGCGCAGGGCGCTGGGACTGGTGACGGCGGCCCGCTCGACTTCCAAGAGAGCGATAACGACTTTGATGACCCGATGGGCGACCGCGGGTCGCGCGGCATTCCGCGCCCGCCCGAGCTCGAGGAAGCGCTCTATGGCTAACATCGAAGTCTACGGGAAGTACGGCGACCCGCGCACGCAGGCAGCTCGCGCGAACATGCTCGCTACTGCGCACGCGGCCGCGCAGCAGCGCGGGGCGGCCGCTGCAAATCCGCTCGCGGATTCAGCTGTCCCATGGCACCCCGGGCGCCCGATGCAGGCTGGCTGGTACGGCGCCGATTGGATGGGCGGCCGTTCTCCGATGGAGCAGCGGCGCATGCAGGACCGCTTCGAAAGCTTCGTCCCGCGGATGGCGACCGCAGGCGGACCCGGGCGCGCGCAAGACTTCTTCTCGGACCTGCTCCCTGCCGGTGCGCAGCTCGCGCCGAACGCCGGCGCTGGCTACCGCCAGGCGATGCAGAACCACTACGACATGCGCCGAACGGGCGGCTCTATCTCGCTCCCGGGCGGCGGTCAGCTCGCGGGCGGGAACGTCTTCCAACAGACGCAGCGTCCGTACCAGCCCGAGTTCGAATCGCCGGACCGGCAGAACTACCCGATCCACAGAAACCTCGCGAACATCTACTGGCGGCTCTTCTACAAGCTCGACGCCATCATCGGAAACGGCGTCGACATGTACTCCGAGCTCCCATTCGGCGACGTCGAGTTCACCGGCGAAGGCGTCGACGGCGAGGTGAAGGACACCTTCGAGCGTGCGTGGGAGGTCTGCAACATCCGCGCGCTGCTACCTTACTTCGTCCGCGAGTACCTCGTGACCGGCGAGGCGTGTCCGCAGTGCTTCTACGACAAGAGCCAGGGCATCTGGACCTACGTCGGGATGCACAACCCCGACCAGCTCGAGGTCATCCACACCCCGTTCATCAAGATGGACCCCATCGTCCGGTTCAAGCCGGACAACCGGCTCCAGCAGGTCCTGGCTTCGGGCTCGGACATGGTACGGCACGTCCGCGAGTCGATGCCGCCCGAGCTCCTGTCGGCACTGATGAGCGGACAGCCCATCGAGCTCCACCCGCTGAACTTCACGTTCCTGCCGCGCAAGATGCACCCGTACGATGTCCGGGGCACTTCGATCCTTTCGCGGATGTGGCGGGCGCTCATGTACGAGGACGCGATCTTCAACGCGTCCATCGCGACCGCGCGCCGGCACGCCGGCCCCATCAAGGTCGCGAAGCTCGGCGACCGCGCGACCGGCTGGATTCCGGACCCGTCGCACGAGCAGCGGCTCCTCGAGCTGCTCGCCCAGGCGGAGCTCGACCCGCACGCCTGGATCGTCTACCACTACGGCATCGAGTTCGACCTTGTCGGCACCACCGACCGGGTCATGACCATCGACAAGCACTGGGACCTGATCGAGCGCATCAAGCTCATCGCGCTCGGCATCTCGAAGGCCTTCCTCCACGGCGAGGTTACTTACGCGAGCGCGGCATCCGGCCTGACGGTCTTCCTGCAGCGGCTCAAGGCCCTCCGTGAGTACTTCGAGGCGGCCTGGATCGTCCCGAAGTTCTTCAAGCCGCTCGCGGTCATGAACGCCTGGGTCAAGCCGACCGACGCCGAGCTCGCACACGGTGTGCGAACACGCCGCTCGAAGCAGGACCTCCTCGAAGACAACAGGTGGATCATCCCGACGCTCGAGTGGGCACGACAGCTCGACCCATCCGTCGAGCAGGCGCAGATCCAAGCGGTCCAGGCGCTCACGCAGATGGGCGTCGTCTTCAGCAAGCAGTATCTGGCCTCGCTCAGCGGCCGCGACTGGGAAGAGGAGCTCACGCAACGCGCGCGTGAGGCTGAGATCGAGCAGAAGCTCATCCAGAAGAACCCGGCGCTCCAGATGGCGCTCATGCAGCCCGCCGGCGGCGAAGGCGGCGGTGGCGGCGGTGGGATGATGCCGGGCCTCGCGCCCGAGTCGATGGGCTTCCCCGGCGGCGAGCCTGGCGCGCCCGGTGCTCCAGGCGAGGGCGGCGGAGCTCCGCCAGGCCCGCCCGAGGCCGGCGTCCATGCAGGCCCTGGCGAGAGCGGCGGCCCTGGGGGACGGCAATGGAAGAAGCCGGCCATCTGGCAGAACGGGCGCTGCGGCAACTGGGAAGAGGGCACCGTCGCGGACCTGCTCGGGCTCTTTGAGGGCGAGGCTCCCGAGGAAGAGGCCTGGGACCGCATGGTCACCGAGCGCCCCGGCATCGCCGAGTTCGCGCGGCATGGCGACGGCGAAGGCTTCTGGGACGCCGTCGAAGAGTGGCTTGAAATCGAAGGATACCCTGCCGAAGACATCATGACGTTGGAGGACATCCTAAAATTGGAACGCGTGCTTGGCGGCACGCCGAAAGGCAAGAAGGCCTTCAACTTGGACAAGGAGCTGGATTCCTTGGACAAAGAGGACGACGCGCGCTTGCTCGTAGGAGCGCCGTAGCCGAAAGGCTGTCCTAACCACGCGCCAAGACGAGGCCTCTGTCCTCGTCGATGGCGGAGCAGAACGGCTTTCGGAAGACCGGCCAGGGGCAGCGCCTCGGGGTCGGGACTCAGACGGGGCAGCCGCAACCGCCGCCTCCGCAACCGGCGCAGCCAGCGCCCCAGCCGACTCCGGACGAGCAGCGCCGGCGCCAGCAGGGACGCTGAGCCGTGATGGGCTTCTACAAGCAAGCGGACGTCCGCACTGTCGGCTTCGCTGAGGCGGCGCGCGACCGACTTCAGCGCATCGCGCAATCGGTCGAGACACCGCGCGCGAAGAGTTACTACCTCGACGGCGCTCGCGTCATCCCGGTCAGCAAGCTCCTTCAGAAGGTGGCAGCGACCTACGCGCTCAGCTCGGACCCGAAGGACTACCTATTCGAAGCCATCCGGGCGAACACGACGAACTGCCCGAACGAGAACAACGACGGCTTCCAGCAGAAGGAGCTCCTCCGCTTCGACGTGAAGCTCGGGCTTCCGGTCTTCAGGACCTACGTAGGCAAGGCTCACCACGTCAACCACAAGACCGACAACCCGAAGGCCGCTCGCGGCGTCATCATCGACTCGCACTACAACGACGAAGCTCCGCCGCTCGACAACTGCCCGCGCTGCTCGCTTCACACCGCGCTCCGGCAGAACCGAGGCAGCGACGGTCTGCACTGCCGCCGCTGCGGTCATCTGGTGAAGGACGAGTTCGTCGAGATCTTGCTCGGCATCGACGGTCGGAAGGACCGCGCGTTCGCCGAAGGCGTGCGTACCGGACAGCTCGATGCCGGTTCGATGGGCTGTAACTGCCTTTCGACCGAGTGCAACGTCTGCCATCACATCGCGTACAGCAGGCCGGAGTTCTGCGAGCACATCCGCGCCGGCAACAAGGGCTCCCTCTGGAAGCGTCAGGGCAGCGTCTGGGCCAAGACTTCTCCCTTCGAGGTGCAGCGCGAAGCAGAGAAGCGCGGTCTTCGCTGGGACTCGACCGATTTCTGCTTCCTCACCGCTGACGGCTTCGAGGTGCGGAAGGCCTTCGAGTACTGCCAGTGGGTCATCTTCGACGAGTACTCGAGGGTCGACCAGCCGGCGGACCCGAAGGCGCGCCAGCGCGAGATCCTTCGGACCGCAAGCTTTACCGGTCCGCGGATCCCGTCGCAGGACGAGCTCCGGTCCGAGACCGAAGACCTCATCCGCTCGACCGCGATGCGGCGACAGGCCATGCGCCAGATGGCAGCCGGCAAGTTCGTCGTCATCCGCGTCGATGGCGATGACCGCGACCTCCACGCGGGCGCGACCATCGACGAGGCGCTCGCGGCGGCAGGACTCGAGTCGCCGGACGAGGCGAAGGTCGACTACTGCGACGTCGACGCGACGAGCGCGGAAGAGGCGCTCTCGAAGTTCGACCCGGCGCAGGCCAAGCCCGTGAACGAGCGCGATGCCGACGTCGTCGTTCAAGCGCCCCCGAACGAGCCGATCGTCGTCCAGCCGCCAGGGAACACGCCAGGTCAGCCCGGCGCGCCCGGCGCGCCCGGACAGCAGCCACCAACTTCCATCGACGACCTCCAAAACCAAGAGACCGCGCCCGGCCCGCAGCCGACGCCGCAGGGTCCGCAGCAACAGATGTCCCCCGCCGAGATGGGGATGCTGCCGCCCGGCGCCGCCGCTCCGGGGCGCAGCGCAAGGAGCAAGCTGATGCGCTTTGCCAACACCTATCGCGGCTACGCGGTCGAAGTCTCGCCGCAGGGCAACGTCCGCGTGTTCACCGCGAACAAGGAGCCGGTCCTTGTCGTTCGCGGCGAGCCCTCGAACGACCCGCAGAAGCGGCACGCTTTCGGGCGCGCCGTGATGACTTCGATCCTGTCCGAAGGCCTCGTCGCGACCGCAATGAAGATGAAGGGCATCTTCACTCCGGTCGTGGCGCAGGTCGTCGACGGCGCCATCGATGACATGAAGGAGTTCGCGGACAAGTACACCCACGACTCCGTCCTCGAAGACGCGCGCGACGACATGCAGCCCGAGCGCGCCGAGCCGCCGGATCACGTCCCCGACGAGAACACCGACGACATGAACGGCGACGTTCGCGGCGAGCCGTACGGCTCCACGCAGGACGACGGCATCGTCGACCATCAAGACGGCAAGCCCGAAGGAGTCGATGGCGTGGCCACGGACGACAACAGCGACATGCGCGAGAAGCGGGAGAAGTTCAACATGGGCGATTCGGCGCTCGACGACGAGATCCACGACCACCAGGAGAAGCTGGCCAAGCTCGCTCGCATCGGCGCCAAGATCGCGCATACCGCGAAGCCCGAGCTCGCCTGGACCGTTCGGCTGGCCGCGCAGGCCACCGACGGCAGCGTCGAGGTCTCGGTCATCGCCGACGGGCAGCCGCCGCGCAAGATCGGGCAGAAGGACCTGCTCGAGTTCTGGCGCTCGCTCGACAAGCCGCTCGCAATGCCGCGGAAGCCGGGCGACCCGGCCGTCCGACGAGTCTCGGTCACCGCATCGCACGTCCAGATCCAGGCGCTTCGGAATGCGGGCATCAAGGCCGAGGTCGAGAACAACCTCCTGGTCACGACCGCGACCGACGCGCAGCTCCGCTCGGCCGGCATCGAGCCGCCGAAGCCGACCGCGGTCGCCGCGCGGACGACCGTCCCCGCGAAGCCGCAGGCGCCGACGGCGCCGCGCGCGCCTTCAGCGACGCCCACTCCGCGCGCAGCCGCCATTCCGGCTCCGCAGGAGCCGAACGCGCGGCAGGAGCCGAACGCGCGGCAGGCCATCGCGACCGCTGAGAAGCGGATGAAGCAGGCCTGGGCCGCCAAGGAGGCAAAGCTCAAGCAGGCGCACGAAGAGGAGCTCGAGCAGGTGAAGCTCGCGACCATCGGGGCGTTCTGCCGCGCGCTCCGCATCGCAGCAAAGCGTCAGGCCTCGAACCTCGAAGCGTCGCCGCTTCGCCAGGCGGCTGAACAGCTCCTCGGTACGACCAGGAACATCGGCGTCGACCCGGCGAGCGGAGCACCCATCCAGTTCAACGGCATGGACCCCGAGCTGGTCCGCTTCCTCGTCGCCGAGATCTATCAAAGCGGACACGCACCGCATCTCGAGCACCTCATGAATCGCGCCGCCGACCTGATGGCGAAGGGAGACCAGTATCTCCTCGACGCCGAGGCCGACGCCGCGAACTTCCAGATGGCCCTCCCGCCCATCACTGCGTCGCACGTGCAGCCGGTCGACACGACCGCGCTCTACGCGCAGCAGATGAGAACGGCGGCGCTCCAGGGCAATTTCGCAGTCAGTCCTCAACCGTCGGATGAGCCAGGACCTGGTGCCCCGGGTCCGGGCGGTTTCGACAAGCGCACGGCCATTCGCGGCGCAGTCCAGGGAACGCTGGTGAGCTCCACCCTGGGCCGACTTCGGGCCATGAACTAACCACCGCGAACATCACTCGAAGGAGAGAACAGCATGGGCAGCATCGGAACCACGTCCAGGATGGGGGCCTTCCAAAACCAGGTCTTCCAGAAGGGACTCGACCTTCGCCGGTCGAAGATCGGCGACGACCTCGGGACGTACATCACCACGGACGCCACGACCATCCGGGCCGGGCAGTTCGCGACGTACGACGTCAACGGCTTCGTGATCCCCTCGACCGGGTCGGGAGTCATCGGCGTCTTCAAGTGGGACAAGCAGCAGTTCGGCGTCTCCGTGAACGTGGACGAGGCCATCGTCCTGAACGGTACCACGCCGACGAACTTGAAGCGGCCGAACGTGAGCAACGTCGCCGTGCGAAGCGCCGCGAACTTCGGCGGCACGCTCTACACGGGCGGCGGCGTCGATTACACCGTGACCGCTGGCGCCGGCCAGATCACGCGCGTCGCGCTGGGCGCCATCCCGGATGGCTCGACCGTGTTCGTCACGTATACGTACCAGCTCACCGCCACCGACTTCCAGTTCGACGGCAACACGTTCCGAAACCAGAACAACGACATGGTGACCGGTCAGGAAGACCGGATCGCGATCATCACGGATTGGTCGCGGCTCTTCACCATGGAGTACGACACCTCGCAGCAGTATCAGACGGCGACCTCGAACTTCCGCCTGTTCTGCAACGCGAACGGCCAGGCGACGTCCGTGGCGGCGAACGACTTCGTCGGACGGGTGCATCAGCTCCCGACCAGCGACGACCCCTATCTGGGGATGACCATCCACGGGAACCCCGTCTAGCGGGCTAGGGACGCTCGTCCGCCGCGAGCGCGGCGGCCGGGCTCCCTCCGAAGACGACACCAAAGAAGGAGAAACGAAAGTGGTAGCAGCACTCAATGTCTACCGCCAAGTCGTCAACGGGCAGCGCACGCCCGCGAACGTGGCGGCCAACCAGACCGTGCAGCAGCGGCAAGCTGCCTTGCAGGTCGTCCCGGGAGGACAGCCGGGTCAGTTCGTCCCGCAGCAGCAGCCGATGCAGATGCAGGCCCAGTACGCGCCGCAGCAGTACGCCCAGCAGGCGTACGCGCAGCAACAGCAGCTGGCCTATCAGCAGGCGCAGATGGCGCAGCAGGCGCAGCAGCGCCCGCTGACGCCGCACGAGCAGCGGCAGATGTATCGCGCGCAGTACGCCCAGTCGGCGATGCGCGCGCAGGCGCAGATGCAGCAGCAACAGGCCTCCGCCCAGAACTGGTACAACCAGTGGCAACAGGGCGGCATGGGTCCCGGGCAGCCGCAGCAGCCGCAGTACGGGATGCCGCAGGCACAGTACGGACAGCCGCAGTTCGCCCCGCCGATGCCGATGCAGCAGGGCTTCGTGCAGCAGGGTCAGTGGCAGCAGCCGCAGGTCCCGCAGTACCAGGCGCCCGCGCTTCAGCAGGCGGTGCAGGGTGGGATGCCCAGCCTCCCGAGTTACGCGCAGCCGATCCAGCACTTCGCCTCGCGCGCCGATGAGCAGCTGTTCGAGCCGGGCGGGAACTTCAACCCGGTCGCGTTCGGCGGCTGGCGTGGTGCGCTTCAGGGCGCGGTTCCGGATCCTCGTCAGCGGATGTTCGGCGCGAACAACCAGCTGAACGCGGACAACTCGAGGGACGCTCTCGTCCAGATCAAGCACGTGCTGACGACGGCCGGGCGCGAGGCCCGCTTCGCGCGGTTCAACCGTCAGGCGCAGCAGATGATGACGGAGGAACGCCGTCAGATCCTGGCCGCCGCGACGCAGGACCCGGAAGGCTTCGCCATCATGGGGCAGGAGTTACTCCTGCCGATCAAGGACCTGGTCGACTACGAAGGCTGGGCTCGGAAGGTGTATCGCGTGCGGCCGCTCGCCCAAGGCGAGCTGTTCCGTATCGCGAAGGACGTTCGGTCCACCGCGTGGGTCATCGGCCAGGACGGCCAGGGCCTCGAGGCGCGCCTGTTCGGTCGGTACGTGACGCCGTCCGAGTTCAAGATCGGAAGCTTCCCGACGGTCGACATCGAGGACATCTACCAGATGAACTACGATGTCCTTGACCGCGCTCAAGACACAGCGCGTCAAGAAATCGAGTTGGAGGAAGACAAGCGAGGTCGAGCACTTATCGACGTCGCCGCCCAGACCGTGAACGCGGTCACCTCCTTCACGAGCCTCGGCGTGGCGGCGTTCGAAGACGTCCGCTACCAGGTCGAGCGGCACCGTCTGGTGGTCGAGAAGTTCCTCATCAACCGTGCGGAACTCTCCGACATCGTCAAGACGATGTCCTCGCAGGTCGACCCGGTGACCGAGCGCGAGTTGATCCTCGCCGGTTACATCGGTTCGTTCCTGAACGCGGTGATCATCACGAGCGCAGGCACGCAGGTCGAGGAAGTCGTCCCGGCCGGCACGTTCTACGCGGTCACCGGACCCGAGTACATGGGCGAGATGGGCATCCGCGTGGAGCTCTTCTCCGAGCCGTTCAACATGTTCTCGCAGTTCCGGTTCGTAAAGGGCTGGGCGTTCGGCGAGATCATCGGCTTCGTCATCAGCAACCCGCGCGCGTGCGCAAAGGGCATGAAGTAGGGATTACCCCCTAGTTTCATGACCTCAACGATTACACGGACTTGTACGGCGTGCGGGGGCTCAGCGGCCCCCTCACGCCGGGGTCTGTGCAACCGTTGCTACCAGGCGGTTCCTGCGCGTGCTGCCCGCGGGCGCGCGCAGGCACTAACCTGGTACCACTCGAACAAGGACCGTGCGCGAGAAACCGAGCGGGCTCGGCTCAATTCGGACGCTGCTTCACGCGAGAGAAAGCGGCAGCGCAACCGCGAGTCCTACGCGCGGCATCGAGAGATTCGCCTCGCAAAGGTACTCGCGCGACAGCAGGCCCACCCCGAACAAACTGTTGCGCGTACAGCTCGGTACCGTGCGCTCACAGCAAAGGCTCCGGGTGCGTTTACGGCGGCGGAGTTCGCAACCCGAGTTGCGGAGTTTGGAGGGCGCTGCGCGTACTGCCTCAGGCCGTACGAAAGCCTTGCGGCTGAGCACATGACGCCGCTGTCATGGCCGCACGGGTCATCCAATTCCATCGAGAACATCGTGCCCGCGTGCAAGCGATGTAACTCGAGCAAGGGCAGCAAGAACCTGCTCCTATTCCTGCACGCGACGAACGGCATCGGCGTCGGCGCCGCCGCTGTCGGGTGAGTTGGCGCCGCGGAAACCGGCTCGTGAGCCGAGGCAACCTGAGTGGGAAGAGGACGCCACGGCGAGGTGGTAGTCGTCGACGAAGACCGGCAGTTCGTAGGTTACGTTCCGCCGGTTCAAGCGAGGACGCTGCTTCGAAGCAAGATGGCGACGGTGCTTCATAAGGCGCCGTTCGTCATCAAGTTGGCCCCTGGCGTTCGTGAAGTTCCGACTTGGGAAGCTGTGAGGAGACAGACCATGGAGACGCAGACCCCGAACCTTACCCCCGCCTCGTCACAAGACGCATCCAAGCGCATCACTCAGCGCAAGCTGGGTTACTCCTGGAACGATTACTTCATGCAGAAGACCGACGGTGACGTCTGGATTCAGAACCTCACCGACATGCAGATCTCGCTCGACATCGAGGTCGCGCCTGGTCAGACGCAAGGCAAGCTCGTTCCCCCGTCGCCGGACCCGGTGAACCTCACCGAGGACTTCGACTTCGCCATCCTGAAGAAGTCGACGAACTTCCGCCGCGCGCTCGCGAAGCGGCGGGCCGGGCGTCCGGACATGATCCTGCTCGACGCGGAGCAGGTCGAGACCTACTACCAGGCACGCGCGAAGCAGCTGAACGCGTACCACCCAGACGGCTCGCCGAACGTCGAGGCCGCGATGATGGCGGCTGAGGAGCAACGAAAGTTTCTCACCACGCGCGCGGTCGACGGTCAGGAAGTCTCGCCGTCGAACTCGCACAACTTCGCCCCGCCGAAGAGCGCGCAGGAGCTCATCTCGATGGACCTCGCCACGCGCGGTATCTTCTCGGGCGAGGGGCAGCTCCAGTCGACGCGCATGCAAGCCGGCGTGGCGATGCCGGGCCAGGTCCCAGGCTCGGTCGCGATGACCGAGGTCGTGAAGCCGAAGATCCTGTTCCTCTGTCAACAGGTCTCCCCGCAGGTCCCGGAGAACATGCGGATGCGCGCTGAGGACCTGCTCGCGGCGCTCCAGTCCATCCCGAACAAGAGCCTCGACGACTACCAGCACATCGAGGCGTACGGCATGTACCGCGGCGTGAAGCGCTGGGCGCGTCAGTGCATGAGCGAGATCGCGTCGGGAGACGAAGGCATTCCGGACAACCTGTCCGTCGGCGGTCAAGCGCTCGTCGGCAAGGCGGAGCGTCAGGGTGCCATCGTCCCCATCGGAGTTCCGCAAGGCTTCGGTCCACAAGGCCCGGCGACGCTCGCGGCGCAGGGCATGACGTATCAGGGCCCGCAGGGCTTCGTGAACGCGGGCTTCCAGGAAGCGCGCGGGCACGTCGCGGAGTCGATGGTCACCGAGATGGTCGGCCCGAACGGTCAACCCATCGGGTGACCCCCGCGGTGGGCGGCGCCTTCGGGCGCCGTCCACCCTTATGGTCGCAAGAGGAGGTCGCTTGAGCGCGGTACATGGACTCCACGAAATCCAGGAATTCCGATCCGGATCGAGTACACTACGAGCGTGCCTGCCGGTCGGACTCCGAGTGAGGAACTACGTGGCAAACCGCTTTCTCGAACTCGAAGACCGGAACGGCACCGTCGAGCTCTTCAGGCCCGTCCACCTGCTCGAGGGACGCTGCCGGAAGTGCAACAACGTCGTCTACGCGACCTCTAATCTCGGCAACATGAACTGTCTGCACTGCGGCGACGTCACCGACTGGAGCTGGGGCAAAGCGACGCTCCACTTCGTCCCGGAGTCGGGCGCGCCGCACTTCTCGTCGCATCCACCGCCGCCGATTCACGCGGCCACGGTTGATGAAGACGAGGGAGGGAACGACGATGAAGACTAACCGCTTGCTCGCCGCGCTGGCCGTCCTTGCTCTGATCATGATGTCGCTCGCCGCCCTCGCAGGAACAGCGACCGTGACCACTACCGTCAGCCCGGATGGCATCAAGTCCGTCGATGACGCGCTCGGCGTGGTCAAGCTCATCACCGCTGCCTTCGAACGGAAGGACTACGCCAACGGAGCGGGTCTCGTCCTCGCGTTCGTCATCGGCGCCTCCCGATACTTGGGCTTGTTCGACAAGATCAAGATCCCGGACGCTTACGACAAGTGGGTCGCGATGGGCATCTCGATGCTTGTCTCGGTGAGCATCGGTCTTCAGCGCCACAAGAGCGCGCTCGACATTCTGCACGCTGCGCTGAACGTCGGCGGCATGGCCATCGCGAGCTGGGAGCTCGTGCTCCAGCCCGCGCGCGACAAGTTTCTGAAGGGTCCGCGCCGGAACTCGACACCGCCCGCACCGTCACCACCAACTGCGACGGCACCTGTAACGGCGCCGCCTGCTGCGGCCGCAGGAGGTGCAAAGTGAAGCGTGGTCTGCTCCTCATCGCCCTCTTGTTCTCGGCGTTGCTCGCGACGCCGGCCGCGGCTGTCGTCCCTTCGAAGTGCCTCGTCAAGACGAGCTCGGGCTCGATCCCGGCGGTGACCACCTCGACCGTGGAGTCGTCCATCGGCGAGATCATCGGTCTGTTCAAGGACGCGGGCTTCGGAATGAGCGCGGTGCTTTCGACGACGGTGCTCCGCTTCGACGGTACGCTCCATGCGCTGTCGACCGGCATCGGCATCGGTGCGAGCTACAAGTGGGGGAATGCGACTTCGCGGTTCCCCATCGAGCTCGGCGCATACGTTGCGCCCGAGCTGACCGTCGACAGCAAGTCGGCCGCCGGAAGCTTCGCGTTCCTGATTCACGGAGTGCTGTACAAGGGCTTCGGCCTGGGCCTTGGGTACACGTTCTACGACTCGACGCAATCCGCGCTTGTCGCGCCATCGAAGACGACGCTCTTCGCATTCGTCGGCTACGGGCTGTCCAACCCCGCGGGGCAGGCGGCGCCGCAGTAGGAGACACGGTGACGCATGGGGGCTTGGTTCGTTCTTCTCCTTGCGCAGACAGCTTCCACGTCGGCTGCTGCGCAGCAAGCGTCTGAACCCCCCGTTCCGCTCTGGGGGTGGATCACCATCGTGACCACCCTCGCTGGTACCGTCGGCACGCTTGGTGGCCTCTACAAGAAAGCGCGCGACCGCGAAGTCGAAGCCGAACGGAGCAAGGTCGAGCTGGTCCAGAATCTCACCAAGCAGACCTCGAGCTTGCTCGAACGCGCCATCGAGGCGTTCACTACCAACAAGCTTGGTACGGAGCAGGTCGTCGAGAAGCTGAAGGAGGTCCTCCAAGAGCAGCGCGCGCTGCGCGAGGACCTTCAGGAGGTTCGCCGTGGCGAAAAGGGCAGTCGCTAAGAAGGAGCCGATCAACCTCCGAGCAAGTTTCGTCGCCATCGCCAGGAAGCTCGGGTTCATGAACGAGGAACAGGCCGCGCAGGCGACCGAGATCCTCCGCGCGCACAACGAGGCCGACATCGCGACCGAAGACCTTCTCGTCGACGCAGGCCTAATCACGCACGAGCAAGCGGTCAAGGTCGAGGCGGAGCGCATCTCGCTCGACCCGTACGGCCACATCGATGACCAGTTCAAGCGCGCTGGAGCTGCTGTCTCCGGCGCGCTCAGCTCGGCCGCACAGCTCGTCTCGGCCACGGAGAAGAAGTGACGGCGACGACCATCAGCGTCGATTCCGCTCTGAGCGGACAAGCCGTCGATGGCGGGTCGTGGACCTGGGCCTTCGCCTCGGACCAAGCGACACCGACCAGCTGGCCGGCGCTCCTTGGCGGCGTAGCGGCCGCACTCACGCCGAGCGGCCGACTCGCTTTTGAGCAGGAGACACCAGGACTCGACGCACGTGGGGCTGGATCAGCCCGCGTGAACAACGCCGTCGTCGGACTCGGTGGGAACCTGCTCTCGGGCCCGAACTATCCAAACCCGACGAACACGCAGCTCTACATCCGACTCATCCTGCGCGCGCCTCGTACTGTTGGAACCGAAACCTACTTCGAGCTTGGTCAAGCCGCGCAGCGGATTACCATTCACCGCTCGATGACGCTGCTTCAGCTCACCGCGCAGCTCGGTCTCTACAACGAGACCATCGACATCGGAGCGTTCCTCGGAGACTACGTCCTCCTCGACGTCCTGGTCGACTTCGCCGGTGGCAAGTTCCACGCGTTCATGAACGGCGTCGACTTCACTCCGAGCTTCGCCGGAGAAGGCGGTCCGCTCACAGCCTTCGCAGGGAACGCAACGCTCGCGCTCTTGAACAATATCGCAGGGACGAATCCAGCCATCATTACGGAGCTCGTGTTCGCGGGCATCCAGACCGGCGGAAGTATCACGATCGACCAGCACCGAAGCGATGCTGACGCGCTCGCAGTGCGCGCCGACGGTGTCTCCATCGAAGGCTTCGACGGCTTCACCTGGGCGTGGGCGCCGAACCGCGTAGACCGAACGACGCCACCGATGGTCAGCCTTCCCGGCGAGCCGGCGTGGGGTGACATCCAGGCGCGGCTCTTCATCCAGGGAAACGTCGTCTTCGGTCTTCCGACTGGGCCTCTTCGCCCGGAGGGCTTGCGCCGGACACGCATCGACCAGGCCTTTGGTCCGACGCTCGTCACCGACAGCGTCGGGCGTGGAAGTCCGTCCGGCTTCCCGGCCGTGAGCTCGGACCTCTCGGCGCGCCTCATCTTCAAGGTCGCCTCCGGCGTGGCAGCGGTCCAGAGCCTCCTCTTTGTCGAGGACCCGACGCCGGGAATCTTGTTCAGCGTCAGCGTGAACGCTTCAGGCGACCTCACGGTGACCGCGCCATCCGGGTACTCGGTCACGCTGCTCGCTGCAGTGTCGCTCGATTTCTGGCATCTCCTCGACGTGACGCTGGTTCGAAACAGCGGCGGCGTCGCGCAGATCATGGTCTGGCTCGACGGCGCCAGCATCGCGGCGCCGCCCTTCGGCTCGCTCGTGAGCGATATCCCAGCAGGCGCGGCCATCACGTTCTTCGATTCGAAGGCGCACGTTGGCGCGGCGACCTTCTCCGAGATCGTCTTCGTCGGGCTCACCATCGGCAGCGACATGTCGACGCTCCGGCACGTCCTCGATTCGCTCGCGCTCGGGGTGCATCCATGAGGTCAGCATGATCGTCGACACCAACCCGCTCGTCATCTGCCTCCAGAACTTCAAGAAGAGGGTCAGCCTCGAGGTCTTCGACGACGACGAGAATCCTGTCGACGCGACCGAGCTCGTCCTTCAGGTCCAGCGCGTCGGCTTCACAGGAAACAGCGGCTCCGTCGTCTACAACGACGACTTCATCGACCCACCGCCGGGCGGGACGCGCATCAAGAAGACCGGCGTCGGGCAGTACAACATCGTCTGGGGCGACCCGAAAGCGTCGCAGAACACGCCGGCGAACACCGAGACCGACGGGCGCGGCAAGTTTCTCTTCGTGTGGTCGGTCGTCGGGCCGAACGGTACCGAAGAAGAGCAGGTTACTCAGTCGCTCGAGATCGTCACCGCGCACATGATGGACCGCATCCGCGAGTTCCAAGACCAGCTCGACAAGGCGCGGATGCAGGTATCGGTCGACCCGAAGGACTTCTGCCCGCTCGGCTACACCGAAGGCTGGCTGCTTCAGTACCTACGCGGCGGCATGACCCTCATCAACAGCTACCAGCCCTATCCGACGTGGCTGTCGGTCGAGGACTTCTCGGACACGTTCCTCCAGACGCTGTTCGACGCGGCGCTGGTCGTCGCAGTGAACGCGCAGACGCTCTTCGCCATCGCCTCGGACGTCGAGCAGTGGAGCGACCAGGGCAACGCTTTCGTCATCAACCACCAGCCGAAGCTCGCCGCGTTCTCACAGACGCTCGCCCAGCGCCTCGACAAGATCATTCCGCAGATGAAGCTCCACTTCGTCCGAAGCGGCTCGGTCAAGATCGAAGCGGGCTCGAACTTCCGCATCAACCAGCTCGTGCAGATGGCGCCTGAAGGAGCACTCTTCAGGAACGTGTTCCTGGCAACGCCGCAGTAGGAGGGTTTCATGGATGCATCGAATCAACCTGGAGTCGTACGATGACCGCCTTCGACCGCTACTACGCTGAGCGCGAGCCGGTTCTCGTCTTCCACGTCGAAGGCTACGAGCGGTTCTTCGTCGCGTATGACCAAGCCACCGTCGCCGGCGTCACCGAGCAGCTCAAAACGGGTACGCCCATCGGGACGGTCTATCGCGAGCTTTGTGCCCGAAGTCTGGCCGGAGACCCGGCGCTGTCCGCGTTGCCGAAGGGCTCGCCGCCCTGGGCGCGCGGCGCGGACGGACACTGGCGTCCATGCGAGCTCCAAGACACAGGAGGCTAGGTGGCCAAGCAGCGTCAGAAGGTCCGCGGCAATCCGCTCGCGGTTGGGTACTGGGGCAACGATCCGCACTGCCGCATCCTGCAAGAGGAGACGGCGGCGAAGATCAAGGCGCTCCTCCAGGACAAGCTCATCGCGATGGGACGGCCGGTCGAGCTCTGGCTCCCGGTCACCGCTGCGACACCGGGCGTGGTCGCCTGCACATGCGACAAGAACACGCGTCCGGGCTCGGACTACAAGTGCCTCTCCTGCTACGGGATGCGCTTCGTGCCGGGGTACCTTCGCTTCCTGCACGAGACGATCTTCTTTTCGAGCGCTGAAGCTGGAAGCTTCACGCTGACGAACTGCGAAGTCGACACTTCCATCAAGCCGAACCGCATCCGGCTCACGAGCACCGCCGTCACAGGAACCGTCGTCACGACCGACAAGCCATTCGACAACGCAGTGAAGGAGACGTGGGACCAGCAAGTCGCTGTGTTTCGAAAGACAGCTACCGACACCATCGTCGTCGAATTCTCGACCGATGGAGGCGTAACCTATACGGACATCTCGCTCCTGAACGGGCCGAAGCAGCCGACCGGAACAGGGCTCATCCGCTTTCGCGTCACGCTCACACGCGTCGCGCTCACGACGGACTCGCCGGACTTCGAGGTCCTTCGCATCCGTCGGCGTCTGCCGGAGTTCATGACCGACGCGTCGCAGACGCGGACCTCGGACCAGCTCATCGCCGGCCAGATCTGGATCCTTCGGACGTGGGTCGTCGAGCAGACGCTTCGGCAGGTTGGTGTCGCGCGGCAGACCGAATTCCAAAACGACAAGAGCTGGACCGCGCCACTCGACTTCTACGACAACCGTGTCGTCGTGGATACACCACCTGCGAAGATCGACGACCGCGACGCGGGGCCGCATCCCTTCTACGAACATGCGACAGGTATCGACCAGGGAACGCGCTTCCCCATCTACCAGATGAGCTACAACGAGCAGCTCGGGACCTTCACGCACCAGGCCTTCGCCGAGCGGAAGGCGCAAAACGGCGAGCTCTACGGAGTCGTCTTCTAGGACCATGCTGTGCCGTCGGTGGAGATCAAAGTCGACCAAGTCTGGGTCTTCGTCTTCGACGGGGAGACGCGCCGCATGAGAGTCGCGCGGATTTCACAGGGCCAGGTCACGCTCGTCGACGCTGACCCGGTAACGAGCGGCCCGGGGCACGCGATGGTGATGTCGCCAGAGAATCTGCGGCACTCCGCGATTCCGGAGGACCCGCATGGTTGAGCGCGACCCTCTCGAGCGCCGCCAGTACCAGGCGACCGTACCGGACGACCTGAACGACCCGGCGCAGTTCGGTCAGATCTCGGAGACCGTAAAGGACGCCGTCGTGCTCGAGCTTCGGCACTGGTTCAACCAGCCGAACCTCAACACAGGCGAACCTGAGCGCCGTCGCGAGATCCCGACCGTACGGAAGTACGCTGTCGGCTTCGGCCCAGGCACCGACCCGTACGAGACCATCCAACAGATCCTGAACGACTTCGCCGACACGCCGGAGAAGCTTCCGCACGTCGCCGTGACCGCGGTCCAGGGCAAGAACGACCGAATGACCGCCGGCCAGCCGTTCATCGGGCACGTCCAGCTCCCGCCGCGCGTCGAAACCGGAAATCCAGAGCCGTACGCGCTCGGCGCCTCGCAGGCCGAGGTCTGGACCGTATTCGTCACCGATTCGACGCCTGGCGACCGCGTCGCGGTCGACCTCCTCGGCACCGATTACGCCTACATCATCCAGGTCGGGGACACGACACAGTCCGTAGCGAAGGGGCTACGCGACGCGCTTCGTGGAGCCGAGCCGCTGTTCACGTTCGCGAGGAGCGGTTCGACCATCACCATCACCTATCAGATTTTGAACACGCCCTTCACGCCGGCCGTAACTGCTGGGCTCACCGCGGCGCAGGTCCAAGCGGCCGGCACGGCGACGACCGACCAGCTCGCGTTCTCGACCACGCCCGACCAGCAACCGGACGACCTGGTCGAGGAGACGGTCGTCTTCCGAGCGGACCGTTTCCCGCCGGCGAACCCAGTGACGGCGGCTCTCGCGGTCGACGTCGCTCGCGTCTTCAATGAGCAAGCACGCTTCGCGATGGCGAAGGTCATCCCGATGGGCGGCGGCAAGAACGGCGTCCGGTTTTTCACTGGCGGCCGCGCCGGCGGCCAGCGAACGCCGAACCTGATCGAGGTCTCGCCCGACACGTCAGCGAACGCGCTCGCCGCGTTCGGCCTCGGGACGAGCGGAACCGGAAGCGGCGTCGACGCCATCAGCGGCTCGCCGCCGGACACGCCGATGACGCTCGCGACGCCAGGCATCGGCACCGCAGTCGCCGCATCTGTTGCAACCGGCGTTGACGCATACGTAACGCTCGGCGGTCCGCTCGCGCTGTCGAATACGGGACGCTTCAAAGTACTCTCGGTGGTCGGCCCGAACACCATCACTTACGATAACCCAGCCGGGACACCGGAAAGCTTCAACGGCGGTACGTGGTTCGTCGGCAAACGTGACAGCTGGACCAATCCAGCACGCCCGATGATGAATCGACGACACGTCAAGTTCCAGATGACGGTGACGCTGTCGGTGCTCGCTGAGGACCCGAACGACCGCGACGAGCTCCACGACCTCGTGCTCAACCAGTTCGCTTACTATCTCGAGATCAAGCACTTCCAGATCCTCGGACGCGGCGTGCTTGACCCGGACAACTTCCCCAACGAGCACTACCAAATCGGCATCGGACAGGATATCGCGCCGGCCGGCACGGCGCAGATCCAGCGCGCCGGTGGCGACGTGAAAAACTACATCTACGAGGCGCGCATCTCGCTGCCGCTGACGCTCTTCATGTACCAAGATCGAAGTGTGCTGGTCCCGTACGGGCCGAAAGCAGGCCAGAGCTACGTGGTCACCGCCGAGGACGTCATCCCGCGAGACATCCCGGGCGTCGTCACCAACGACTTCTCTACGAACCCGTCGGGATGAGCGCGCTCAGGTAGCGCTTCTTGATCCAGGCGATGCGCGGTTGCGCGATGCCGTGCCGGCGCCCGATGCTGTTCTGGGACTCGCCCTTGAGGAGGCTCGTCAGGACGTCCTCGAACTCGGCTCGCGTCAGCTTCCGCGCTGGCGCCCTGCGCAGAATGGGTTCGCCGCTCTTCCAGCGCTCGCCCCGCGCGATGCGCCCGACGTAGAGCGCGGTCATGCCTAGGTCCTTCGCGACGGCCTCGTAGGGCTCGCCTGCGAGCGCACGCCGGCGGACCTCGGCTGCCTGCGCTTCGGTGTGCCGCAGCGGCTTTCGGCGTCGCGCTTCCTCTTCGGAGCTGCAGGGCGCGCTGACCTTCACGCGGAGCTTGTAGAGGAAGCAGTTCGGGGTCCACGGACGCACCAGCTCGACGAGCGCGTTCCGGTCCTCGGAGCGTGAGAAGCGGATGGCCCAGTATTCGCGTCCACGCTGCGCGTCGCGGTAGACGACGCCCTGCCAGCCGTAGAGCTCGCGCAGCCGCGCGAGGAGGAACTCGCTCTCTTCCTTCTTGAAGCCGTGCGTCGCGAAGCGGATGGAGTAACCTCCATTTCCGAGTGAACCGTCGCCGTAGTACCACTGCGCGAGCGCGAGCGGTGTGAGGCGCACGTCGGGCGGGACGATCTTCCGCCAACGCCCGGGGCCACGACCCTCGCGCGGGACGTACCAGCGCGCGTGCTGCTCGAGGAATTCTTCGTAGGCGAGCGTGCGCAGTTCGACAGCCGGGCCGCGGCCGCCTGGTCCTGCCTGTAGCGCTTGGCGCGCACAGGTAAGCCCGACAATCCAGAGCTCGCGCTCGACCTGGTCGATCCAGTCGAGGTGCCGCTCGCTCTGCGAGAGCATGAAGGTGGGCGTCTTGAGATGGCCGCGAAGGCGGAGGCCTCCATCACCGAGCATGAGGCCGTCGAAGAGCTCCATGAAGTGTGGTGTTGGGGTGAAACGATGAGCAGGGCGAGCCACACAACAACGATACCTCAGTCAGCGTAACTTCGTCTCGGGCCACGCGACTCTGAGCGGACTTTGTACCTGCGACGGCGCGCTAACTGCCGGTCTAAAAACTTCAAGTTGAACTTGAAGAACGGAGGCTAAGCATGCTCCAAATCGACAGTTATACCGATCCGGGTACGTACATCGGCGAGGTCATCGTCCCTGGCGCCGTCAACGTGGCGACCAACCCGTTCCTGCTCGGCATCATCGGCGCTGGCAGCAGGACCAAGACCATCACCAACGAGGCGGTCCAGCGCGGCGAGGTCGCAGGTCTCGGGCTGACCTTCTACGCCGCCTCCGGAACGGGCACCGGTGGCAGCATCACCGGCCCGGTGGGCGGCCTCCAGACGCTGACCGACCCGGCAGCCACCTTCACGACGCAGCTGCTCTTCGACTCCGTCACCATCCGAAACGACCCCGTGCCCGGCAACAACGGCGTTTTCCTCATCGTCGACAGGCCAGGCCCGACCCAGATCACCTACGTGAACCCAGCCGGCGGAGCTTCGGGCGCGGTCCCTGCGCGCACCTACGCGGTCACGCCGTCAGCAGTCGTCGGAGGCCTCGCCTCTCCCATCCGAACGAACCGCGCCATCCAGACCACCACGCTCTTCCGCGACGGCAAAGCGCTCAGCGAGTCGTTCTTCAGCTACAAGAACGCCTACGTCGAGTCCGACCTGGCTGGACCCTTCGCGCTCGCGGCCGGCGTCACTGACTCCATTTCCATCGAGATGGACGGGCACGTCCCGCTCACGCTCATCTTCACACAGGCCGCCGGCGCGACGACGGTCAACGGCACCCAGGTCACCGTTCGAAACAGCACCATCGCGAACCTCCCGACCACGGCGCTGGCCGAGATCGTCGCCGCCATCAACGAAGGCTTGAACCCTGCCGATGGCACTGCCAACGCAGCCGTCACCGCGCTCGGATACGGCGCCGCCTATGCTGGCGCCGCACACATCATCACCGGCACCGGCTTCCGGCTCACGAGCCCGGTCGTTGGCCCGGCCGGCGACGTGCGCGTCTCGGACCCCTACGTCCACTCGGCTGTCACGCTGCTCTTCGGCGCGGCCGGCGCCATCAACCGCGACTCGCCGTCGGTCATCGACCTCCAGCGCGTGGCCTTCAACGCGCTCAGCGTCTACACGCTGAACTTCATCAACATCAACCTGACGCAGGACGGACTCGCGAACACCGGCATCCTCGACGTCGTCCGCATCGGCACCGCGCCAGGCATCGGCACGTTCCAGGAATCCATCGACTTCGCGCTCGCTTCGGACCACATCGACTGGTCGCTTGGCTCGGCAGCAGCGTTCCAGACGACGGTTCCCGGCACGTATAACGTGTCGGTCAACGACACCATCCGCATCGGTCTCGACGGCAATACGCCCATCGACATCAAGCTGAACGGATTGGTCTCGCCGCCTACCGGCTACGCGAACCCGATTGCGCCGGCAGCGGCGACGCCGGCTGAGATCGCGAACAACATCAACGCGGTCCTCGCCGGCAATGCGAACTACGGTTCGCGCTACAAGGTCGTCGCGTCCACCATCACCATCGGCGCCGCGACCTACGTCCGGCTCCAGAGCATCCGGACCGACTCGAGCTCGGCCATCACCATCGCAACGCCGTCGACCGCGCCTGCGGACGACGCGACGCTCATCATCTTCGGGCTCCAGTCGACGCAGCTCCCGCTCACCATCGTCGGGACCGGCAAGCACCCAGTGCCGGGCGCCATCTACTTCGTTACCTACGACATCAACCGGCCGGCGACCGACTACAACATTCAGAAGCGCTATTTCAGCGAGTCGCAGGCCCAGGCCGACCTCGGCATCGCCAACGCGAACAACCCGCTGATGATCGGCGTTCGCATCGGGTTCCGGCAGCAGGTGAGCTCGCTGGTCGTCGTCCAGGTGAACGACTCCGCGCTCCCGGGCTCGCCGAACCGGCAGGAGTTCGACGACGCGCTGAACGCGACGGTGAACTCGGACCTCATCACCGAGGTCGCCATCTTGTCGACGGACCTCGGCACGCAGCTCGACCTCAAGGACCACATCGAGTCGCAGAGCTCGCCGGTGAACAAGCACTACCGGCGCGGCTACTGGGGCATGCCCATCAATACGCCTCCGGGCGACATGGACACGCCGAATTCGTTCGTCTACATGGCGAGCCGGACCCTCCAGGTCGCGCCGGACAGCCCGGGCCGCGGCCGGATGATCTTGGTCGCGCCGCCGCAGCCGCAGAGCGTGAGCATTGACCTCACGCAGTCCGACGGCTCGGTCGAACGCGTCCACCTCGACAGCACGTTCCTCGCGGTCGCCGTCGCGGCGAAGCAGACCAGCTTCACCAACCCGGCGCTCAGCCTCGCTTCGCAGACGCTCGGCGGCTTCAACATCGACGACATCTCGCTGTCGTCGGTCTGGGCTCCGCCACAGCGCTGGGCGATGGCGCAGCAAGGGACCATGGTGGTCACCTTCGACGCAGGAAACTTCAAGATCCTCGACCCCTGTACGACGGAGCAAGGGAACGGCGGTCTCGCGGCGTTCAGCTATCCCTCGACGTCGGCCCAGAAGGACAACGTCTCGCGTAAGGTCGACAAGGCGCTCACCGCGAACATCGTCGGGGTCGTGCCGACGGACTTGGCCGACTTCATCGTCGACATCAAGGTCTTCATCGGCGAGGTGCTCACCGGCGAGATCGGGAACAAGGCCATCGGACCGTTCACGGTCAGCGAGACCGACAAGACGCCGCGTCGAATCGACCTGTCGCAGGACATCGAGGTCGAGCAGGACACGACCGACCCGACGAAGTTCTTTTTCAAGTATTTCTTCAACCTGCGGTACCCAGCGCTGCGCCTGTTCGGCGAGTTCAGCGTAGACAACCCGTTCGTGACAACTGCGCAGGCTGCCTAGACTTTTCGACGTTCGGAGCAAAAACAGTGGAAATGACTTGCAAGACAGAGCCGGCCATGTTGAGCATCGGAGATGCCCAACGAAAAGCTCTGTGCGCGTTGCAAACTCCCGAAGCCCGCGACGACCGAGGTGTTCAAGCCTGCCAAGGCGATGCGCGACGGCCTCGACTCCTGGTGTCGCGACTGCCGCAAGGCCTACGACCGGGAGCGCGGACAACTCCGGAAGACGCACGACAAGCCCGGCCGTCCGCCGAAGCTCGTCATCGATGGCAAGCTGACTTGCGGAACCTGCAAGGAGCCGAAGCCGGCCACCGACGAATTCTTCGCGCGCGATGCCAACACGCCGTCGGGCTTCCGCTCGCGCTGCAAGACCTGCGACTCAGTCGCCGCGGCTGGATACTACAACCGGAATCAGGACAAGCGCATCGCGAATGCCGCCTCTTGGAACCAGGCCAATCCGGAGCGGTACTACGCCAACAAGAAGGAATCCGACAAGCGCTGCCGGCCGCGCATCAATCGCCAGCGCAGCGAGAGACGGGCGGCGGACCCGCAGTTCCGAATTGGCTTGCAGCTCCGCAGCCGCTTGGCGAACGCGATTCGTGCGCAGCTCGATGGACGCGAAGACCGCGGTCGTGGCGCGTCAGCCGTCCGCGACCTTGGTTGTACGCTCGAAGAGCTGACGAGGCACCTCGAGGCGCGGTTCCAGCCGGGGATGAGCTGGGACAACTACGGGAGCGCCTGGCACGTCGACCACGTTACGCCGCTTGCGTGGTTCGACCTTACGAACGCCGACCAGTGCCGCGAGGCCTGTCGCTTCACCAACCTCCAGCCGCTCTGGGGGCCGGACAACCTGAAGAAGGGAGCGCGCTGAACCGGCGAGCCTCCCGCCGTGGAGGCTCCTGATGGTCGCCCCTCCGAATACTATCTCGCTTCTCAGCCATGCGATGGTGATCCGTTCGAACGGGCTCACTACCGGCGCGCTGAACGAGTGGAACCCGCGCATCAACCGAACGCTGACCGACCTCTACGAGTTCGGCCCCGTCACCGGACCGTTCGCGCACAACCCCGGCGAGCCGTTCGAGGTCGTGCCTGGCAACGTATCCGGCATGCAGATCGACGTCCGGCGGTGGGACCTCTACACCGACCAGATCGAGACCATTTTCACCGGCGTCGCGCAGGACATCACGATGCTCTCGAACCAGTTCGACAGCTTCGGCCTCCGCGAGGTGTGGACCACACCGGGGGCGCTCAACAACTTCGTCCGCATCTACAGCGGCGTATGGTGGCAGGACACGAGCCGAACCATCGACGCGAAGGGCGACCGCACCGTCAACGCGGGCGGTACCCTCCGCTACACGCGCCGCGACAAGATCTCCGTCTAGGACGAGCTTCGCGCGCTCCGCGCGCTGCGCTCGCCTAGGAGGTGAACGACGACCGAGTAACCGAACCGACACAGGCGACCGCACCACCCGCGCAAGCGGGACTTACCGTAGCCCGGCGAAGGCGCGAAGCGCCGAAGCGGGCTGCGAGAGCCCTTGGAGGCTTCCGTGGTCAACGTACCGAATCTAGGCATCCCCGACATCCGCGGGGACCTCAACAACCAGCTCGGCCAAATCGCCGTCCGAACCGGCCTGCCGGTGAGCCTGCTCGCGGGCTCGCTCATCGGGCCGGACGGCCTTCCATCGACGCGCGCGCGGCTGTCGCACGCCTACACCCTTCGGACGGCGCGCGGCTCCGTCGTCGGGGCGGTCTTCCGGACCGAGGTCCGGCAAGCACGCAACGTCGAGAAAGAGTACGAGGTCGACAAGGACGCGCACGGCGAGATCGCCGACCTCGTCCCGCAGGAGATGACGGAGCAGAGCTTCTCCGTCGCACGCTTCGACCTCTACACCGACCTGATGGAAGAGGCGTTCACCGACTTCGAGCTGGTGAAGCTCACCGACCAGCGCGCCGGCTTTCAGCTCCGTGAGATTTGGCGTGCGCCGACCAGTGTCTTGAACAGTCGCGGGAAGCGCTACAACTACAAGCCGGTCTTCTTCGAATCGCTCGGCCGCGAAGTCAGTACGGAGAGCGACCGCGTCGTCCGGGTCAACGCGCAGCTGGTGTGGCTCGACCGCATCAAGGTCCAGGGGTGAACCATGGTCGACAGCAAGAAACCAGAACCAGCAATCGAGCTTGACGAAACCGGGCGGGTGAACTGGGCGAAGCTCCCGCGCGCGAAGCGCGACGCGATGCTCACTGACTACAGCCAAGCGCTGAAGGGTTGCCACAAGCAAGGTACCTTCTCGGCGTTTGGTATGTTCTACACGCTTCGTACGCTCGACCCTGCAGACGAGACCTGGACGCTCCAGTTCATCCAAGGCGAGGACTACTACGCGCTCGGGAAGTCGCGTCGGCCCCCAACCGTCGCCGCGGCCATCGTAGCGATGGGACGCGACGAGAAGTCGATGAAGCCGGTCGAGGAGCTCTTCCAGATCCCACCTGACCTGCCAGAGGTGAGCAAGCACCTCATCACGCGAAGCGAATTCTTCGAGCGAGACTGGCGGCGGACTGAAGTGCTCCGCTACCTGATGGAGCCTGAGAACCACGAGACGGTCATCGCGTACCTCTACAACTGCTACCTCGGGCTCGAGCGCGAGCGGAACGAAGCGTTGGGTGCGCTCGACCCTTTATCGAAGAAGATCCCTACTGGCGCGTCGTCGGATACGTCGTTGCCAGAACCGGCTGGCAGCTCACCGACCCCCGCGTCCGCGAGCTGAACTGGGAGCAATGGCTCTTCCATTTCAAAGTCATTCGCGACCGGGAGACCGACGAGGCGAAGATCGAGTCGGCACGTCTCGACACGCTCCGGAACCTCCTAATTGCGCTCCTCGGCCTGAACGTAGCCGGGAAGAAGACGGACAAGGAGCGAGAGGAGGACCGTCAGCAAGGTTACGACCCGGACATCCCGAAGTTCGTTCCGCTCTCGATGCTGACCGGGCAGCCGGACGTCATCCGGCACTACATCGAACGGATGCAGCGCGACGCGCGCGACAAAGCAGCCAGCGAGGACCAGACCTTCGACGCGTTCTCGAGCGCACTGCATCAGTACTTGAAGACTGGCAAAGCGTCGGACCTGCCGGGGGACATGGTCCCGCTCCTCACGGGCGACCTGAAGGACCTCGAGCGGAACAGCTACTGGAAGTCGGAAGAGGTCCAGCAGCAGCTCGCGGCGCTCGGTGTGAAGCCGCGCGGCGAATCGAAGGCGGTCGCGCACGTCACGTCGAAGCCGAAGTTCCTCGAAGACCAGGAGAAGGAGAAGCAGAAGGAGCGCGAACAGCTCGCCGAGGTCGACCCGACGAAGGCCGGCGAGCTCCCCAAGGGCAAGCGCAAGCGCATCGACCTCGACATGCCGATGCCGGGCGAGGCGGAGCTCGAGAAGTTCCGCCGCGCGCTGAAGAGTGACGGTAATGGCTGACATCACCGACCTCCTCGACCCCTACCGTATGGAAGAGGTCGTCCGGCAGATCGACGCGATGTCGCGGAACGTCGAACGTCTGACGAGACACGTTACTGGCGCGGCAGACGCGACGAAGAAAGCAGTCGATACGGCGAAGCGCGGTATGGAGGAGGTCGAGCGTAAGACATCGAAGCTCGCGGCTGATTTCTCGAAATTTCAGTCAATGCTGCATGGGCTCACGATGGAAGGCATCGCGTCTACTGCACTCAAGAACATCGACAAGATGGTCGACGGCTGGCGGAAGTACCGTGATGAGGTGCGTAAAGCAGCTGAGGAGGCAAAACGCGCGGCGAGCGCGCAAACGGTTGAAGAATTCCGGACGCCCGGCTCTGGCGGCGGGCAACCGGCCGGTCTGATGTCGCGCATGGGTCAAGGCATCATGAACAACCTGCCCTTCGGCGCAGGTGGCCTCATTGGCCTCATGATGTACGGGAAGAAGCGGTCTGAAGAGTTTGATGCCGCCGCAACCCGGATTGCGCGAATCTTCGACCAGGTCGGCCAAGGCCAGCGAGCGTTCGAGGGGGTCCGCGGTACTATCGACGGGTTAGTTGAAGGATTCAACTCGTCCGGCGAAGAGCTGGCTGCAGTCGCGCAGCATTTCCGAGAGGTCGGCCTCGGCGCTGAGGTATTCGACGAGATCGACCATAAGGTTACTGGCTTTGGAAAGCACCTCGTGGGCGCAACGACCGCGCTCGAGACCTTCAACAAGATGGCTCCCGGCTCCATCGCTAAGATGATGGGCGAGGTCTTCGAAGCGGGCGGTACTGACCGAAAGGCGCTCCTCGGAGACTTCATGAGCCTCGACAGGGTCGCACAGCAAACGCACGTTTCGATTGAACGGCTCATGAACTCGATGACTCAGGGCGCGGTCTCGCTCCGCGTCCAGCGGCAGGGTGTGGGCGACCTCTCAAGCGCGTACATGAAGCTCTACGGCGCACTCGCCGGCGGCGCGATGAAGGGCGCCGCCCCGGAAGCGGTCGGCGCGGCAGCGATGCGCGGCGTCCAGGCGGCAGCGTCTGGTATCACCGGGCTCAGCGAAGGGCTCATGGCCGAGATCTCGCGTCGAATGGGCGGGCCAGAAGGCGTCGGAGGCATCGTCGCGATGCAGGAAGGCCTCTCTGGCAAGGGGGCGGGCCGTGTGTTCGAAGAGCTCGGACGGCTTGCGCAGGAGGTTACCGGTGGCGGGACGCGCGAGGAGCAGATCTTTGCGCTCGAGAAGATTGCGCCTTCACTCGGTTTCGAAGGCGCGCGCGCGGTCGTCAACCAGATGTTCGGCGGTAAGGACTTCTCGAGCATTGCGGACAGCATCAAGGACCCAACTACCAAGCTCAAGGAAGCTTTCGAGCATCGGAGTGCTGAAGAATCGGCTTGGGAGAAGGTGCAGCGCAAGATCCTTGTCGAGCTCGCAAAGATCGGCTCGTCAATGCTTACCGCCGTCCTGACGGGCTTCGATGCAACGGTGAAGGGTCTCGCAGCTATCGGCGACCCGACCAGCCTGAAGAAGCAAAAAGCGGCCAAGGAGGCGTATGAAGCATCCGACGCAGCCTTCGGAGAGCTCATGCCCGTCGCGAAGGAAGCGTTCAAGAATATCGAGCGCGCCGTCGAGGCGGCTGGCATGGGTGGCGGTGTCTTTCACGGCCGGCACCGCGGACACGGGCCCGCAGTACCGAATGCAGACCCGGTAGCGGTCGCCGCAGCCAATAGGGAGAGCGCGAAAGTGCTCGAAGCAGGCGACCGCGCTTGGAAGGCGGCACTCCGGGATGCTGACAGCATCATGGCGGACTACAAAAAAACCTTCGGCGGCCTCTCGCCGAGCGAGCGCAACGTCGCCCGTTCAAATCTTGCGTCTACAATCAGCGGTCAGCTGAGCGGTGGCGGCGGGTTCAATCCGAGAGCAGCTCTCGAAATGCTTGAGCAGCAGACCGGCCTCGTTCACGTCGACATGGGCTTTCTTGGCCTTGACCTCAAGCTTGAGCTCAAGCAACCGCAAAGCACGCGCGGGGAGGCACCGCACTAATGGCCACCCTACCAAACCTCGACGTCCTCTTGAACAACGCGCTCGCGCAAGCGGCGCGCCCCGTGAGCTACAGCTCTGGCGTCCGGAACGCGATGGTCTTCACCAGCCGCCTACGGAAGGCGGCGACGAGCTTCCGGCCGGCTCCGGGGCCGCTCCAAGCGCTCGTCGGTCCGGCGGTGAACGCGTTCTTCAATGCGGCTCAACTTGCGAACGTTGTCGCCGGCGACTTCTTCCAGGGTGCGCGGACTGGCCTCCAGCCGGAGGTCATCATGGGCATCAACCCGAACACCATTCGCTTCAAGCAGCCGAAGCGCTTCACCAAGAAAGACACGCGCGAGGGTTCGGTGTTCTTTCACTTCACGAACTCACGCGGGCAGAACAACGACATCCTCACGATGGAGTTCGCCGGCAACACCGGGAACATCGACGTGCGGGGAAGTCAGCTCACACAGCAGGAAAAGGACGCGGCTGCGCAGAACGGCATCGCGCTCGACTCGCCGCCGAACGACAACGGCGCCATCGTCAAGATGGCGGCCTGGCACAACCTGATGCTTCTTACGCGGGAGCCGATGCTTCTCTCCGATAACACGGAGAATATTTTCAGCATCACCTACCTCTCGCAGATGTTCCCGCAGGCCATCCAGTTCGACGGCTTCTACAACCAGGTCCTCGAGTTCGAGGAGAACGCACGGAAGCCGAACTCGCGCGACTACCGCTTCGAGTTCACCGTTACTCGGACGGCGCCCTCGCTCGACGAGCTGCTCGACCTCGTGCTCACCGCGCTCCAGAGCGCCGTGCTGGTCCCGGCTGGCGG